CATATAATCAGATTTTATTGAGAAATTGTTTGTCTAAACTAAAGTAACATGGAGAATTTTATTCTTATATCCGCAGATAAGACTTCAGATAACAAATTTCATGCAGACGTAGTAACCAAAGGGGATATGGTCATGCTTGCACAAGCAATAGCAATGTCTATACGAAATGATGAAAAATTCCGTGCTATTTTTGCTGATGCATTTATCAATCTTCTTTCTGGTGAAGGATTTAAAACTGATGTCAAAGAAGGAACACCAAGTCCACAAAAAAAGAAAGCTGACTAATATGAAATTGCTCACATACGACCCACAAAAACACAAAAAGGTTCTCTGTGGTGAGGTAGTCGGTGATATGTTGTTTCGCTGGGTTAAGCCAGAACACTTTATGCGCGTCTCTCAAAGCTATGGTATTCAGGAAATAGCATTTCAAAAAATCATGATGGAAGGAATAAAGACGATTGTTTTGAAAGAAGAAGCAACAGAACAGCGTTGGGAAGCATCAGTTGAAACATGGCATCTAAACGGGAGAGTTGCTGATTATGGTCATGGTAAACAACGGTTTCTTGGTATAAAATTCATGCATACACATAAGATTCCAGAGCCAGATAAAATAATGGAGCAAGTGCGAACAAAAATTATTGATGATGCTCAAATATCTCTTCTAAAATAATTCAACAAGTTGGTGAAATAGCTTCATTTTCCCCTATTGACAAACATTCCCTATACGTATACGTTATATATATGGACACTAATTTAATTCTCCCTTCTCTCCACTGTGAAAGATGTGAGCATAACTGGACACCACGTCAATCAATTGTAACCATTTGTCCAAAATGTAAATCCAAGAAATGGAATATAAAAAAAGAAAATCCCGTTAAAAATGGAGATAAAACATGAGGTGGTTCAAACACGATACAGATGCGCGAAACGATGTTCGTATTAAACTTCTCAAAAAGAAGTTTGGTGCTGAAGGATACGCTGTCTATTTCCAACTACTCGAAATAATTGGTGAATATGTTGAGAATGACAATATCAAAGAATGGGGAATGGTAGATAAATTTCATTCGATTGAAACTCTTTCTGAAGAATGTGGTGTAAAGCCTGAAAATATGCGAAAGATTCTTGTTTATTGCAATGAGCTTGGAATTTTTGAGAAGAAAGATAATCGTTTGTATTGCGAAAAGATAACAAAGAGACTTGATGATTATGCAGGAAGAGTTCAAAGAAAAAGTAAGAATGAACAAACTACGGATATTGTACGAACAAAGTCCGAAGAAAGGAAACCTATGGACACAAAAGGGAAGCCATCATCAATCGGAAGCATTTTATCTCATACCAATTTAGTCAAACCAAAATCAACAGGAATATCTACTTTTTGGCAAGATAAAGCATTTCGAGAAATGGAATATCTTGGTATCAAATTGGAGAAAAAAGACATTGGTCGCGTTTTAAAAGTCTACAAAGAAGAAGCAGAAGGAAATAAACACAAAGCGATGATAGCGAGAGTTGTTTCGTATTTGAAAGACTATCCTACAACACTTAATTATGAAGGAAAATTGAATATGTTTTTTAAATTACTTATGAATGGTTTTGAAAGGGGGTGACATATGAAAATACATATACAGAAAAAACCAAAAGCAATAAAAGTGAATGATGTTATGGATATTCCAATAAAAAGAGCATATGAATTGAGAAAACTTGCTTTTGGAGCGCAAAATAATACAAAAACAAACACGGAATCAATGCAATTGATAGCTGATAAATCAAAAAATATATCTGAATTGATTTATGCCATTTGGCATCTTGGACAATATCGAGAAAGGAAAGTCAATTCTAATCGAATGGCAAATCAAATGATGGGTTCATTATTTGGTGGAGTAAGACCAAATCAGGTATTTTGGATGTGTTTACAGGCCATTGCAGTAATTATTTCTATGATTGTGATGATTGGTGCATTGAAAGAATTTAGTACACATTGGTTGATTTTTGTTATAAATTTAGCATTTTTAGTTGTAATATTCTATCAACGAATGAAAAACTAAAATGACTCTATATTGATTGGAGGTGACAAATATGAAGAACTATTTTATGACATCTGATGGAGACATAAGGGTTGGTCGAATTATTGTTTGTGTAGTAATAGCATTTTTCTGTCTTATCACCTTTTTTGACTCATTTGATGCGGTTGGAGCAGGAAAGGTTGGCGTTGTTACTCGCGTTGGCGCAGTCAATAGGATAGCAAATCCTGGTCTTGTTATTAAGATTCCATTTATTGAATCTGTTCATGAAATGGAGACTCGCACTCAAATTGAACAAGTCGATGCATCATCGGCATCAAAAGACCTACAAGAAGTAAAAGCTAAAATAGCTTTAAACTTCCATTTGAGAGGAGAAAAGGCGGTTGAGGTATTCCAAAACATTGGAATTGAATATAAAGAAAGAATTATCGCTCCTGGTATGCAAGAGGCATTTAAAGCCACCACAGCACAATTTTCTGCTGCCGATTTAATCGGAAAACGGGAAGAAGTAAAAAAACTTGCATATGAAGAATTGAAAAAGCGATTTGATAAATACAATATCGTTGTTGATGATTTCAATATTGTAAATTTCGATTTTTCTGAACTATTCAATGCGTCTATTGAAGATAAAGTAAGAGCGCAACAGAAAAAAGAGCAGACACAAATTGAAGCAGAAACTATTCTGATTCAAGCACAGGGTCAATCAAAAGCCCAAGCGGAATTGAAGAACTCTGGAGCATTGTCTCCTGAATATCTGCAATTTCTTGCAGTTCAAAAATGGAATGGAATATTGCCGAATGCTACAAATGGCGTTCCTTTTATCAATATACCAGTAAAATGATTTTTGACTCTTGCCTTTCGGCAGGAGCGAGCAATCATTTTTAAATTTATGCAAACAAAATATAGAAATATCATCGACCTTAGCCATCAGCAACAAATGGTTATGCATATCATCAATGCATGGGTTCACAACAATAAGATACCTATTCCACAAAAGGAAATCGTTGAGCAGATGAAAGAACAGGGTGTAGGTCTTGATTCAGTGAAATTCGCATTAGAGGCATTATTGACCAAAGGATATATACGTTGCTCTGTGTTTCCAAAACACAATACAACTGAATATGTCATGTTACGTGGTGTATAGAAAGGGGGTGCATATGTCTAAATCACAAGAAAAAAAGGAAGAAGGAGTCAAAAAATATAGTTTGAGTGACATCGAAAAACAGTCATTTAAACGTATTCTTTCAACGATGGGATTTTTAAATACTTGTCTTGAAGGATTGCAATATTCTTTGCAAGTTCAACAGGCAGCAGTTGAAAAGAGAGTCTCTGTTGGTGAAGCTCCAAAAGGATTTACAATCCAAACTCGTATTGATATGGAGACGTTTGAATTATTAGCAAAACAAGTGAAGATTGAAGAACCAAAAGTAGCTGCTCCAGAAGAAGAAAAAAAGTAATGTGTTGTGGTGCGCTGGTGAAGAATCGCTAGCGTATCAGAATACACTAAATTGGTTATTGACATACCAACTGGTCGGTTTATAATTATATATATGAAAGTCAATTTAGAAGAACTGAATCAGCTAGTAGAAAAAAAGCTGGTTAGCGTTCAAAAACATCCAAAGCTTGAACTTTTTATTTATAATTACACGCAAAAGTGTCAATTTGACCATCTGTGGACACCGTTAACAAAAATGTGTCGCGGGTTAATTCTTGATGGAGACGGAACTGTTATCGCTCGTCCATACGATAAATTCTTCAACATGGAAGAGCATGACAAAGAAGAGATTCCAAAAGAAAAGTTTATGGCATTTGATAAAGCAGACGGGTCTCTTGGAATTATGTATATGAATGAAAATGGAGATTTGGCTTTGGCAACACGCGGGTCATTTGTAAGCGAACAGGCATATCAAGGTACAAAAATGCTGCATGAAGTTATGCTTGCTGGAAGTATGTTTCATATAGACGAAATGACATACCTTTTTGAAATCATCTATCCAGAAAATAGAATTGTCATTGATTATAAAGGACAACGAAAACTCATATTTTTAGGAGCAAGAGAAATTGGTACTGGAAAAATATTTACACCAGATTATTTTCCTAATATTCAAAAGTATTTTGAGGCAGTTTCTCCAATTGAAGATTATAACAAGCCACGCGATAACGCAGAGGGAGTAGTTTTATACTATGCAAACGGATTCATGTGTAAGGTGAAATATGAAGAGTATGTGAGGCTTCACAGGCTCGTTACTGGAGTCAATGCACGAAGAATTTGGGATATTATGCGGAATAAAGGAAGTTTGAAAGAGCTTCTTGAACGAGTGCCAGAGGAATTTTCTGAATGGGTACACAAAACGCATGATGAAATTCATAAAGCCTGGGCTGCTGAAATGATTTATGCAGAAGAAGCAGTCGCAAAAGCACGTAAAATGGAGACGAGAAAAGAACAAGCTGTATTTTTGACAAAGAATCAAATGGAGGCTAATTCAAAAATTTGTTTCTGTCTATTGGATGGAAAACAAGAGCAAGCCGAACAAGTAGCCTGGATGATGGTAAAACCTGAAGCAGAACGACCATTTAGAGAGGATTTATGAAAGATATACTCAAAGTCATTGTAGGAAGTCATGCACACGGTCTCGCTAATGAAAAAAGCGATATTGATTATCGTGGAGTATTCGTTAATCCCACAAGTGAGATTCTTTCTATTGGTTCGCATGGTGACGAAACTCGATGGATTGAAGGAAATGAAGACGATACCTCATGGGAGGTCGGAAAGTTTCTTTTGATGGCCACAAAATGTAATCCAACGGTTCTTGAAGTCTTTTTAGCTAAAACAGCACAGGAGGTACATATCAGCATTTACGGATTGGAGCTACAACGTCTATTCCCCTATGTCTGGAATAGCCAATATGTCAAAGATGCTTTTATTGGCTATGGACTGAATCAAAGAAAGAAGTTTTTTGATAATAAAGATAGTCGAGCGCCAAAGTATGCCACAGCGTATCTTAGGACGCTCTACAATGCCTATGAATTGCTTTCCACTGGCACATTCAATGTAAACTTAATGGAAACTCCAGTATATGAGCAATGTAAACGGTTTAAAGCTGGAGATTATACTCCTGGTGAAATAATCAATGAATGTTTCAAATGGGAAACGATGGTACTCAAAGCGTATAAAGAACATCCAGATAAAAAAACGAATTTAGAACCAATCAATGAATATTTATTGAGCGTACGAAAGGCATTTTGGGTATGAGACAGATAATTTTAACCAAAGGTTTGCCAGGAAGTGGCAAAACAACATGGGCTAAGGATTTTATTGTGGAACGTACAGCGCATGGTGAACAGTGGAAACGAATCAATAAAGACGAACTTCGTGCGATGATTGATGCTGGCCAATGGTCGAGAAAGAATGAAAGTTTTATCCTCATGCTGCGTGATTTCATTATTCAGCTATCAATGATGGAGAAATTTAACCTTATTGTCGATGATACAAATTTTTCACCGAAACATGAAGCTGAAATTAAGGAATTGGTGCGGGTACATAATGAACAATTATTGGGTGGTGAGAAAGAGAACTACGAATTAGTCATTCGTGATGAATTTATTCAAGTTTCTATTGAAGAATGCATCAAAAGGGATTTGAAGCGTCCTAATTCAGTCGGTGAAAAGGTCATTCGCGATATGTATAACAAATACTTGAAACCAACACCAAAGGTTATTGCAGATAATCCAAGCCTCCCAACGTGTATTATTTGTGATATAGATGGTACGCTTGCTCTATTTGGTGACGCAAATCCATATGAGAGAGATTTTTTACAAGACAAACCAAATATGAGAATTTATGAATTATTAAATCGTATTAAAGAGGATAGGACAATATTTTTAGTCTCTGGACGGATGGAGAAGAATAGAGAAGTAACCATTCAATGGCTCAAACAAAACGATATCCCCTACGATTATTTGTTTATGCGTAAAACTGATGATGTTCGAAAGGACATTGTTATCAAAAAAGAAATTTATGAAACAGAAATCAAAGATAAATATAATGTGTTATTTGTTCTCGATGACCGAAATCAGGTTGTAGATTTTTGGAGGAGCGAAGGGCTTACTTGTTTACAGGTAGCTCCTGGTGATTTCTAATATGAAAAATATAATTTTAGCAAAAATGTTATTGATATTATTGAAAGAACACAAAGCGCATTGTGTTAAGCAAGATTGTGGAATAAGTGTATTTTTATTCAAACCATTATATGAACAGTTAATTGGTCGGAAAGCAACATCATCAGAATTTAGAAAATATTTTCTTTGAAAGGAATACTATGTCAGATGGCAAAGGTCTTTTTACCTATACAACTAAAATAGAAGCATCTAAAACGATTGCAGAGATACAGGACAATCTTGTACATCATGGCGCAAAGTCGGTCATGGCAAACTATACTGACCACGGAACGATTGAAGCACTACAATTTATGATAGTTACTCCAGAAAAGAAAGTCATGGCTATTCGGCTTCCTTGTGACCCCAATCCTGTTTTTGAAGTCTTGAAACAACAGGCAAATGAACACAAAATACCAAAAAGTTTTATTGATAGAGACCAAGCGCTTCGTGTAGCATGGCGCATCGTAAAGTATTGGGTTGAAGCACAGATGGCGCTTCTTGAAACGCAAATGGTAAAAATGGAACAAATATTTTTACCGTATGCAATCGTTCATGGTGGTAAAACATTGTTTGAGGCTATGAAACAGGATAAATTCGCTTTATTGGAAGCTAAAATTGAAACAGGTGAATCAATTTCAGGTGTTGAAGAAGGACAAGTCGTTACATAGGAGTTCTATGTGAAAGAGCTGCCTCCTTTATCACTTTCTAAACGCGAGCAAGAAGAAGCAGAAGAATTTGGTGGAGAAGACAAATCAGATTATCGAACGCATGAAAAAAGTTCATTTGATAAAAAAGACCATTATGAAAGAAGCTGTGCAAATCAGCCAAACCATTTAAAACATAAAGAACATGAAAATACTAATCGCTAACCCGCCAAATATTGACCAAATCAAAGCAAAATTCAATATTCATATTGAAGATAGAGTCATTTTTACCTATGGAGATACAATCTATAATCCAGGTGGGTTTGACTTGGAACAGTGTCCAGACCTCATTGTTCATGAAGAAGTCCATGAGAGGCAGCAAGGAACTGACCCTGCTGGATGGTGGGAACGGTATCTTGAAGACCCACAGTTTAGATTGAATCAGGAAGTCGAGGCATACCGCGCGCAATATCGTAAATTCAAGACCATGACACGAAACAGAGCATTGATAGCTAAATGCGCTCACAATATCGCGTGTGTTCTATCAGGGCATATTTACGGAAATATTATTGATTATTACGAAGCAAGACAGAGGATAAAAGTATGAGAGAAATAAGATTCAGAGCATGGGATAAAAAAGAGAAGAAAATGTATCAATGGCCGTTTATTATTCACCATTGGGATAACGAGATACGAGTTAATGCAGGAAAGAAAGGATACACACAAATTCCAATGGAGGATATAGAGCTTATGCAATTCATTGGTCTCAAAGATATAAATGATAAAGAAATTTATGAGGGTGATGTCACGTTAGCCAAACGGTCAGATATGAGCTATGTAGTCGTATTTTTCAATGGTACTTTTGGATTTACTCCTACAAACCAATGGTCAGAAAACAAACCCATCATGATACCATTCGTTCATTTTTTTGAAGGAGAGCATGGAGCAATTGGTTTAGGAGAAGCAGAGGTCATTGGCAATATTTATGAGAACCCTGAATTATTGAAATAGTGAAATAATTTGACTAGTCTGCTATACTGAATTTAATCCAAACTCTAAATATAGAACGGAGAAAACTATGACTGAAGTTCCTGCTGAATCTACTACTTCCAAAGAAGATACATTAAATCCCAAACAAGAAGCATTCTGTCAGTTATATGTAATGGCAGACAAAGACTTCTTTGGCAATGGTGTTGAATGCTATTTGGAAGTTTATGAAATTGATAAAACAAAACCAAATTGGTATAAGACAGCGTGTGCAGCAGCAAGTCGGTTGTTAAGTAATGTCAAGGTTTTTGAACGAATCAACACATTATTGGAAGAAAGTGGATTGAATGATGCATTTGTAGATAAGCAATTGAGATTCCTCATCACACAGCATTCAGACTTCGGAAGTAAAGTAGCTGCAATCAAGGAATACAATAAATTGAAGCAACGCATTACTGACAAGCAAGACATAACATCCGATGGTTTACCAATAACAGTCATTAGTTATAAAGGTGCATCAAAAAAATAAATGGATGAAAAGATTATTCCCTATCATTTTGAAGCAAGAGACTATCAAATAGAATTTCTTGATGAAGTAGAAAAGGCAATCAGTGGGGAAAGCGAGAAACGATTCTTCTATCAGATTTGGCATAGACGGTCAGGAAAAGACAAAGTAAATATAGCCAACAATGTTCCAAAGCAACTTATTGAACTTCCTTGTTTGGTCAAATATGTATATCCTACACTCGTTATGGGTCGTGAAAACCTTTGGGATGGCATAGGAAGCGACTCATTCAGATACAGAGAGCATATACCCCCATTTATTCGTGCAGGGTCTCCAAATGAGACCACAATGAAGATTCCAGTGAGGAATAATCAGTATGTAAAGAAAGAAGAGAATCATTCATTATTTCAAATAGGAGGTTCTGACCATCCTGATTCACTTCGCGGAGGCAACCCAAAGATGTTTATATTCTCCGAGTGGGCTGAACAAGACCCATATGCTTGGGATGTCGTAGAGCCTATTCTTCGAGAAAATAACGGTATTGCAATATTCAATACCACACCAAAAGGTGATAATCATGCCAGGGCGCTCTTTGAATATGCAAAGAATGACCGACGATGGTTTGTTCAGACATTAACAGCAGAAGATACCAATATTTGGACTCCAGAAGAGCTTGAAGGAATACAAAACGATATTATTAAACGGTTTGCATCACAGGGAAGAAGCGAGTCAGAGGCCATTATTTACTATCAGCAAGAGTATATGTGTTCGTTCAAAGCGCCAGTCATTGGTTCATACTATGGTGAATCAATTACACGCGCGGAGCGTGAGGGTCGCATATGTAGAGTTCCAGTCAATGAAGCATTTCCAGTACACACAGCATGGGATTTAGGAATGGATGATTCTATGACCATATGGTTCTTTCAAATGATTGGTCAGGAGTTTCATTTTATTGATTATTACGAAAATTCTGGTGAAGGATTGGCGCATTATGCAATGAAAATGCAGGAAAAGGGATATTTCTATGGAAGACATTATGCTCCACATGACATAGCAGTTCGAGAATTGGGAACAGGGAAATCTCGGTTGGAAGTAGCAAAAAGTCTTGGGATAAAGTTCGAACAAGGTGCGAACCTTTCTATTGAAGATGGAATAAATGCTGCACGTGCTGCTATGTCACGGTGCTGGTTTGATGAAGAGAAATGCAATCGTGGTATCAATTGTTTGAAGAACTATAAAAAGGATTGGAATGAAAAGAATCAGGTATTTAGAAACATACCACTTCACAATTGGGCTTCTCATGGAGCTGATTCCTATAGAACATTTGCAGTGAATCATAAACAATATACAACAGTGCAAAGACAAACATCCTTTGGCGGTGTAAAAAGAATCTATGATGATATCCCAGGATAAGGGTTGCGTTTAGGTAGTATTGTTGTTTACCATCAAACTATGGCCAAGAAAATACCAATAGTCGAAAATCCAGAAGTAGAGATGCTGAAGCTCAATAAATTGTCTGCGTACAATTATCGTAAGCGCAGAGACGAAGATTGGACAGAGAACTACCTTCTTTATCGCGATAAGGTGCGGTATAACCGATTGATTCAAAGACAGTCAGTCAATCTTCCTTTGATGAAACAAACCATCAGAACGCTTCTCAAAGATGTCGATGATATGCCAGTGGTTTATTTTGAGAATCTTGATAATGATAAACAGGCTGAAATCTTCCAAAATGAGTATTGGCAATATACCATCGGTAGCGAATGCAACAGCATGGAAATTAAAGACATGGTTGATAAACGTCAAGAGATGCTCTTTGGTCGGACGTTTGACCAAATGCAGATAGTCGATGGAAAGATTTTGATGACCATTGAAGACCCATCAGATATGTTGGTCGATAGATTCACTGACCCAGCAGACCTTGATACTGCACGTTTCATCATTCATACACATATTTTTAGACCGCTTTCTTCACTGGTAAACAATCCTGACTATGACCAAGCAATGGTCAAGGAATTGCAAGAGTTCTATGCAACAAAACAGGGAATCATTAAAGCATCAGACAACATGGCTTCCTTGCAAGAGAAGAATAAAAAGATGGCTGAAATGGGTGTTCCTGATATTGATAGTCCAATATTGGGTGAAACCTATGTTGAATTGTCACTTCATTTCTTATTTAGAGAAAAAGACTCATGGACGAATAAAGAGGGCGTAAAAGTTGATGTTACTGACCAGTATATGCTCTTCGTTGAGTGTGATGACATGAAAGTTTTGATGAAGCGACCCCTTGAAGAAGTCATCGGAAAAACAAAAGATAATTATTGGAGAAATCATCTTCCATATAATTCTTGGGCTGATGATGTTGAGCGACAAGACTTCTGGAGTGATGGAGTTGGAGATATTGTTCGTACACCAAATAAGATATTGAATGTATGGTTCTCACAGAAAGTAGAGAACAGAACAATGCGAAGCTTTGGAATGCATTATTTTGACAGTACCCTTGATGGATTCCAGCCACCGAACATTGACCCTGAACCGTGGGGATGGATTGGTGTTCCAGTTGGACAAGGACGAAAACTTTCTGATGTGTTCCAAAAGGTAGAAATTCCAGACCTTGCAGACTCAAATGATGACATGGAATTTGTTATTGGCATGAATGACCGTGCAAGCGGAGCAACTGCTACTCAACAGGGAGTTCCTACACAACGACAGATAACACTTGGAGAAGTAAAATTGGCATTGAGTGAAGCAAAGGAACGAAGCAAGGGAATGTCCAAGTTCTATACTCATGTTTGGCTCAAACGCGCTGAAAAGTTCCTCAAACTCATTGAGGCAGCGTCAGACAGACTCGATGCAGTCAAAATATACAAAAAAGGTCGCAATACATCAGATATTTACTCACGTGAGATTGCTCCTACAGACTGGATGACACAATCAGGGTATCGGGTGAAGATTTGGTCACAGGAAGAGAAGAACAATCAGGATACACAACAGCTCGAAAAGCTAAGTGCGGTACGTGCAATGATTCCAGGCAACTCAAAACTGGAAGAAATCATTGAACGCAAGGCGCTTGAATTTGCTGACCTGAAACCTGATGAAATAAATGATATAATACGGATACAGACAGAAAAGAGAGATGCGATGTTGAATGCTCCTCCAGTAATGCCAGGAGCGCCAAATACACAAGTGAAACAACCAACACAGCAAGTACAGCCAATGCAACAAGTTGCAGCAGCATAATATGAGTTACTTGGATGAAATATTATCGAAACGAGGATTGAAGTTTGAAGAACTCTATCCTGAAGAGCAGGAAACATTGAATACCTGGATGTCCACACTTGATAGAGGCCAAGTAAATATTCCCATTGTTCGTGATTATATTTCTAAAATGCGTGATGGGGTTTCCCAGGGTCTTGCTGAACTTGAAGAAACTCCTACTTCATGGCTATCTCTTATTTGTTTTCTCATTCCGCTTATCGGTATTATCCGCAAATGGTATCTTGACCAAAAGAGAGTATCAATGACTGCGCGTCTTCGAAACTATGTCTTACTTGAAGCATTTCTATCGACTCCAGAACGTGCAAAGGCAGCAATGGAAAAAGCAGTAGCAAGTATTTCAAGTGGCAAATCAAGATAATATGCAAGAATTTTTTAATCAATGGAAATGTTACGGATTTAAAATTGCTCTCGATAATAGCCTTATTTGTTTTACAAAATGGTTTATCGGAGCAAAACGTATTCAAATTTCTTATTTCAAAAAGAGTAAATAATGCCATACTCCATTCGTTATCGTAAAGGTGCGAAACGACCATATAAAATTGTAAACAAACAGACAGGAAAAGTGGTCGGCTCATCTACTTCTCGCGCGAAAGCAGGACGTAGCATTGGTTATAGGGTGGGAGCAGAGAAGTGAATCAACAAGTCGCTATTGACAATAGGTATTTTATCTGGTTATTATAGATATATATGACACAAGACGAAGAAGTTCAACAAAAATTACAAGACCGCCAGGATGAAGCCGATAAAGAACTCGGTGAGGCGCTCAAAGCAATCTTCAAAAAACCTATTCAAAATTTAACTGCTGCTGATAAAGCATTCCTTCAGGCAAGACGCAGTTATCTTGATGACACTATTCTTCGAAAATATGACAAAGTATTATCAGAGAAACTTCCACGACCAGACGGAACAGAAGAGGAAGAGGTTCTTGAAGAGATGGCTCGAAAAGATTTGGAAATAATGGGTACACGTCTTGGTATTGAGGACGTATCTAAAAAAGCATTTCCTAAAAACGAAGACTTAGTAAACGCTATCAAAAAAATTCAGGAAGAAGAAGAAAAGAAAAAAGAATAATTTATATTCCTAACCTTCATTAGAAGACGGTAAAATATAATATGGCTAATCATGTAAAACCTACAAAGGAAGAATTAAAGGCTAAAGTAACTGAAGCCCAGAAGAAATTGGATGAGTTGAATGCAAAACCATCTCCTAGTGCATCTCCATCTCCAAGCAAAGCACCTTCCGCATCACCGAGTCCATCTCCGAGTTCTGCTGTATCAGCATCAGCAAGCCCAAGTCCGAGTAAATCAAATGGAAGTCCTTCAGCTTCTCCTTCTCCGAGTGAGTCACCAGAGGATAAAGCAAAGAAAAAAGCAGCAGCATCATCAGCAGAGGCACAGATTCTTCATTCCCGTACTAAAAAATACGATGATGCAGTCATTGAAGCAGAAAATATCAAAGAGCCAGAAGATGCAGTCATGATTGCAGAGTACGGAAAAGATGCATGGGAAGAGATGTCTGATGGGAATAAGAAACTTGCTAAAAAGAATTGGGTCAATGAAAAACGGTTTGAGTTAATATCCAATGCATCCAAAGAAGGAAAAGTAGCGCAAGCATGGGTAGAGAAAATTGATACATTTATTAAAGACCCGAAGAATCTTAACAAACATCCAGAACTAGAAGGAAAGACGGATGACTTCAAATTGTTTGCAATGAAACCATCACGAAGGGGTTTGGATTTTGAAGAAATACTTTTGGCATTTAGAGGATTTTTAGCAGACTCTCCTCCAAAAAAGAACAAAGGAAAAATGTTTGAACAAGGTGGGTCTGGTAAACATGGGAAACCAGAAAATAAAGATGATAAGCTATCCGCATCGCAAGGACGCGCTCTTCGTAAAAGTGACTATAATGCATGGAAAGAAAAATTAAAGGCGGGAAAAATTCGGAACGAGTAATTTAAAATTGCCCTCTTGACAAAACAGATTTTCATATGATAGTCTGTCTTTAGATTAACTTCCTAACCTTCATTAGAAGACGGTAAAAGTCCAATCCTCGTATAAAGGTTTCTTTTATTTTCAAAAAACATATGTCAAGCGCACGTGCAACTATAATCGCAGAAGGTTTTTCACAAAAATTGATGCTCGAAGTCTACGACAGAAGTCTTATTGACGAAATCGTGAACCGAGATTACGAAGGAGAAATTAACGAGGTTGGCTCAAAATTGAATATCTACAATGTCGCGCGTATCTCTGAAAAGACATACACTGGTGCGAATCTTACCGCAGATGACCTATACGAAAACAATGCGGTTCTTACAATAGACCAATGGAAATCGTTCTACTGGAAAGAAAAGACGATTGACAATTGGCAAGCATACATCAAAGATGTACACCCAACAGTCGTTTCCCAAAAAGCAAGTGAACGGAACAAGAACATGGATACCTATGCATTCGGATTCTACGGAGACGTTGCAGCAGGGAACAGAGTCGGTACTTCCTATACGACTGGTACAGTGACCGTTGATGTCACGACTGGTGCAGTTACAGGTTCAGGTACGACATTCACTTCCGCAATGGTTGGTCGCGGATTCAAAGCAGTAGGTCACACGAAATGGTATCGCGTAAAGACGTATTCGACTCCAACTGCAATCGTTATTGAAGATGACCTTGATGATTCTACATCTGCTTATACAGGTGGAGCAATCGGAGCAGGTGCAACCTATGAAATCGAAGCAGTAACAGCAGTCCAATTGACACTTGCAAACATCTTAACAAAGATTGCTGCATTGAAACTGAAACTGGATATTGCCGAGAGAAATGGCAAATCTTCAGTGCCAGCAGAAGGTCGATGGCTCTTAGTACCGCCAGAATTTGAGACTCTATGTACAACTGGAGCAACGGGAATTTCCCTTCATGTGCCAGAAGTATATGAAGAGTTGGTGAAAAAGGGAATGGCGACCATGTTACAGGGATTCAAAGTATTCGTCACCAATCGGTTGACTGGAGACAATACAAACGGATTCCACTGTCTCGCAGGACATCCAAACTGGATGACTTTCGCTGAAAAACTTCTCGAAGCAGACATTGAAGAGGATTTGATTGGAAACTTCGGAAGCGCATACAAAGACCTCTTTGTATACGGAGGGAAAGTGACAGATTCAAGACGACATTTTGCAGCCGAAGGATTTTTCACATTTAACGTATAATTTAAAATTTAAAAACGAGTAAAGCCTGATTCCCGCAAGGGGGTTGGGCTTTATTTAAACAAACATATGGGAATTTTCGAACTGTTAGCTGATTTACCAAAACAGACACAGGACAGATTGAATACACTTCTTGCAAAAGCCACAACTGCAAGAACAACAGAGGAACAAGCCTTTGTAGACGCACTAAGCCCATATGAAAAAAATAGAGTTCTTCGATGGGATTCAACACGAATCGCTACTCCACAACAGGAAGACCATGTATCTACTGATTTAATTCTTGAAGCAGAAGGAAATACACTTCCTACTGGATATGAAGGATTCAAAAAAGGCGCATTATTCCGTGATTTAGATGCAGTTGGAAGAAATCTCTATGTGAATGTTGGAGATGAAGATTCCGCATCCTGGTCACTTATCGGAAATACTGCTGGAGTATCTCCATCACCGAGTTCGTCTACTAGCCCAAGCGCATCTCTTTCAGCGTCCGTTAGCCCATCAACGTCTGCTAGCCCGTCAGTTTCAGCAAGCGCATCAACGTCACCAAGTGCTAGCGTCAGTCCATCGGTTAGCCCAAGCGCATCTGTATCTCCGAGCGCATCAGTTTCAGAAAGCGCATCTGTTTCACCGTCAGCCAGTGTTAGCCCGTCAGTATCACCGAGTGCATCTACTAGCCCAAGTGCAAGTATGAGTGTAAGCACAAGTCCATCTGTCTCTCCGAGCGCATCTGTATCACCGTCAGTCAGTGCATCATCGTCAGCAAGTCCGTCAGTTTCTTTGTCTATCAGTCCGTCAGGAAGTGCCAGTGCTTCAGCATCGGCATCTGTCAGCCCATCTCATTCTGGAAGTCCATCAGAATCACCGAGCGCCAGTGTCAGTCCAAGCGCTTCTACCTCATTATCGAAAAGTCCGTCAAGTTCAACAAGCCCATCAGCTTCAGAGAGTCCAAGTGCTTCTACAAGCCCTTCAAGCTCTGTATCTGCATCTAACAGCCCTTCCCCATCTTTCCCAGATGTGTAAAGGTTGTTCGAGACAATCGGCCACGCGAGTTGATACGCTGGCCTTTTGGTTTACAACGTAGTTGACAACTTTCTTCCTACTTTACAACTATTATTTATGGTGTGTATAATATACACATGATACCAGGTTTAGTTTCTGTTCTTATCCCAGCACGAAACGAGGTTTTTCTTCAAAAGACCATTCAGGATATTCTTTCCAAAGCAAGAGGAGATATAGAAATCATTACTGTTCTTGATGGATATTGGCCAGCAATAGAAGAGATTGTTGATGACCCACGGACTATTTATATCCATCATAGCGACCCACAAGGAATGAGGGATTCCATTAACCACGCTGCGTATGTGGCAAAAGGTGAATTTCTTCTCAAATCTGACGCTCATTGTATGTATGCTGAAGGATTCGATGTACAGCTAAAAAAGGATATTCCAGAGTATAAAAATGATGATAATAACGACAATTGGATTGTTATTCCAAGACGAAATCGTTTAGATGCTGAAGAATGGAAGCTGCAAGATGTTGGGAAGCCACCAGTTGACTATGAATATCTCTCTTCTCCTTCTGATAAGGGAGTGAAGGGCAACAGGTGGGATGTACGCACACTCGCGCGTATGGATGTTCCTATTGACGAGAATATGTCTTTCCAAGGGTCATGCTGGTTTATGACCGCAAATCATTATCTTAATCGACTTGGTGGAATGAATAATGAAGGATATGGGTCATTTGTTCGTGAGGCACAGGAAATAGGACTCAAAACATGGCTTTCTGGTGGAAGAATCTATACCAATAAAAATACCTGGTATGCACACCTCCACAAAGGAAATAAGTATGGTCGAATGTACTATTTAGATTCAAAGAAAATGGATACTGGAAACAAATATTGCGATGATTTTTGGTATAACAACAAATGGAAAGAAGCGAAATATGATTTAGCATGGCTAATTGAACGATTTGCTCCCGTTCCTACATGGACACCAGAGCTTATTGAACAAGTGAGGAAAAAATGAAAGTCTATTTAGAACCACAAACAGATTCTCGTGGAATAATGAGAGTTCGAGATGCTCTTATCCGTTATGCTCCAAAGGAAATAGAACTATCTAGCCTCGGTGAGTGTGATTTAGCCATACTTCATGTTTTTGGAAGAAACACCTCTACACACGAGACCGTACAATGGCTTAGGACGCACGAAAAACAATATGCCGTCATTCAGTACGTTCTAAGAAGCAGCATGAGACCAAATACAAAAGACTGGATAGATATATGGAATGATGCAAAATTAGTCTGGAGTTACTACGATTTGGTGGCATTATGCAAGGAAGACGAACTTGGATATTTTCATGAAGACTCATGGGAAATGGAAGCGTTTCCTTTTTACTATGCTCCTCTTGGTGTTGATGGCTCGGTATTTTTTGATAGACTATTAGGCCATGACACATTTAAAATACTTGCTTCAGCACAACACGCATTGAGTGAATCAGTGAGAGAATGTTCATTTGCGGTAAAAAAGATAAATAAAAAGATGATTCATTTAGGTCATGAGCTTCGAAGAGGAAAGGATATCTTCTGCATTAAAGGAATAAGTGATGTAAGACTGGCAGAATATTATAGCCAGTGTGAGTTTGTTTCAGGACTTCGAAGAATAGAGGGATTTGAGTTCCCAGTAATTGAAGGAGCAATGTGTGGCGCGCGTCCTATTGTGTTTGATAGACCAGAAATGAGACACTGGTTTAAAGAGTTTTCAATTTTTATTCCAGAAGGAAAACGTGAACAGGTTATTGAAAGTCTTGTTGATACGTTCCGTTATGGAGCTATGCCTGTTACGGAAGATGAAAAGAAATTGATTGCAGCACGATTTAATTGGGAGACTATTATAAAAGGTTTTTGGGAAAGGATTTTATGAACACACAACAATTTATTCTTGATAAATATCATTTGAGACCTCGCAATAAGCAATATGTCGATATTCCAAATACGAATAGAGAAACGCTTGCACAACTTTTTTTTGAGATGGGATTCACAAAAGGAGCTGAAGTTGGAGTAGAACGAGGGATGTATTCAGAGATTTTGCTTCGAAATAATCCAAACCTTCATTTATATAGTATAGATGCGTGGAGAGCGTACAAAGGCTATCGCGACCATGTGACACAAGAGGCGTGTGATGCATTATTTCAAGAAACAGCGCATAGACTCGCTCCATATCAAGATAGGAATACGCTGATTCGGAAATATAGCATGGAGGCTATCGGAGATTTTGAGGATGAATCATTAGATTTCGTCTATATTGATGCAAACCATGAATTCCAACACGTTGTTGATGACATCTGTGAGTGGCAAAAGAAAGTAAAGGTAGGTGGAATCGTTGCAGGACATGACTATATTTATCGCAAAGGGAATGAGTATTTAATGCACGTTCCATATGCATTGCAAGGGTATATTGATTCCTATTACATCAAGCCAGTGTTTGTATTGGGTAGGAAATCACAGGTTGAAGGAGAACTCCGTGACAGACCGCGTTCATGGTTCTATGTCAAACCAATTCCTACGCCAATCAAGCCACATAAAGACACCTTGACAAACAAAGTTTAATGTGTGCATAATATACACAGTATGCTACGATATTGGTTTTATATAGAGGAATCACAGCTACACTTTCTCAAAAGTTTGGGAAGTGTTTCAGAGCATATTCGTAGGGCTATTGACCAATATATAGAGCGATTGACTCCAAAATCTAGCAAATCACCATCAAAATTATTAAGAAAGGATAATATGAAAAAAACTGTTAAAAAGAAAACAATCGCTGAAGTAAAAGTAAGCAAAGAATTCGGTGCAAGGATAAAAGAATCTTCCACAAGTCCAGTTCCAACAAAAAAGATTGAGATGCTCACATTCGCTGACGCGATACGTGAAATGCTCAATGGGAAAAGAATGACACGAATAGCTTGGAATACCATCAACACATATATTTTTATGAAAGGTGAATATTTGACCATTCATATAGATAAATGCACAGATTGTAAAGGTGAGTGTAAAGAACACAATCTCATTGTATCAATCGGTGATTTGGAGGGAATAGACTGGTACGCAATACCGTCTTCTAACTGATATGGCAAAAAAAGAACCAATGGTTAAAGCGAATGTCATTCGAAAAGAATATTCCTATACAAAAAATGGGGTGAATTTAAAATTCACTCTCCGCATTGATAATTCCTCTGAATTACGTCCTTTTAAGGAGTGTTTGGAGGAAGCAGTATTGGATTTAGGTGAAGAATTGAAAGGAATGAAAAACTAATATGAAACAAACAGTTGCTATTGTAGGATATGGTTGGGTAGGTAAAGGTATGCATGATTTATTTCCCGATGCATATATTTATCATCCAGATAGAGACAATGCAGAGGAAGTAAAAAATGCCCGAGAAGAAGCAAATAAGAGAGATGTTGCATTTATTTGTGTTCCAACTCCCTGTCCAAAAGAAGGAAGACTCAATATTGATGCGGTTGCAGAAAGTATTTCTTGGTTAAAAACTCCTATTATTGTTATTCGTTCCACCATTAATCCAGGTGATTCACAGATGCTTGAAGAGATGTTTGGCAAGAGACTTGTCATTCAACCTGAATATCTTGGTGAGACTCCACAGCATCCATTATTGGATACGAAAAAGACTCCGTTTATGATAATCGGTGGTCGTTTTCAAGAAAGAAAGAAACTTATCGAATTGTACACGTCTGTATACAATGCAAATGTGAGCATAAGACAGGTTTCGGGTTATGCTGCCGAGATAATCAAGATGACCGAGAATAGGGCAATAGCATTCAAGGTCGCACAGTGCCAAGAATTGTATGATGTATGTGAAAAAGCAAATATTGACTACTATACAATCCGTGATGCTGTCTATGGAGATGACCCACGCTTTAATTTATGGTTTACCTTCATATTTACAGATAAACGGGGAGCAATTTCTAAATGTATTCCAAAAGATGTCTATGGTTGGTGTGCTTGGGCTGAATCTATTGGTTACAAACCAGTTATCACACGAGCATTACTCAAAAAAAATAAGGAATGGCTTCGTATGAACATTCCTGAAAAAGCAACTACAGAGAAATAATATGGCCTACGACCTCTCTGTTCTTATCCCAGGTCGAAATGAAATGTTTATGGCTAAGACTGTTGAAAACGTCTTGGCTAATATCCGTGGGAAAACAGAAGTAATTGTTGTTTTAGATGGTGCATGGGCTGACCCAGGTGTTCCTAATGACCCACGCGTTACTATTATTTATCATAGTAAATCTATTGGCCAGCGAGCAGCAACAAATGAGGCTGCACGATTATCACAAGCAAAATATGTGATGAAATTGGATGCACATTGCGCTGTTGATGAAGGATTTGATATTAAACTCATGGAAAATATGCAGGAAGATTGGACAGTCGTTCCAATTATGTATAACCTCCATGCATTTGACTGGATATGTAAGAAATGTGGAAATAGATGGTATCAAAGCCCTACACCAAAACATTGCTGCAAAGATGGTGATGGGAAAGAACGGAACGAAAAATGCGATTCGAAAGAGTTCGAACGGGATATTATTTGGAAACCACGACTTCACAAAAAAAGCCTCTATTTTCGGTTTGACAAGACCCTTCATTTCCAATATTGGGGAGATTTTGGAAAACGAACGGAAGCACAGGGTGATATTGCTGAAATTATGTCTATTCAAGGCTCTTGTTTCTTCATGACACGGAAAAAATACTTCGAACTCAACATTTGTGATGAAGGACATGGCTCATGGGGTCAGCAAGGCGTTGAGGTGGCCTGTAAGACCTGGTTATCAGGTGGAAGGCTCGTTGTTAATAAAAAAACATGGTATTCCCATATGTTTCGTACACAAGGTGGCGATTTTGGCTTTCCATACCCGCTATCTGGCGCTGATATTGATAAAGCAAGAGAGTATTCACGAAATTTATGGCTCAATAATACCTGGCTACTTGCAAAACATGATTTAAATTGGCTTTTAGAGAAGTTTCGACCAGTTCCAGATTGGCATGATGGTCAAAGTTCTGTTGTCGATGCTATTAAAAAAGGAATTATATTCTACACAGACAATCAATTGAATCTCACTATCGCTCGCGCAGTTCAAAAGCAATTGAAATCAGTCAATCTTCCTATCGTCAGTGCTTCTTTAAAACCAATGAATTTTGGCGAGAACATTCATATCAAACGGGAGCGAGGATATCTGACAATGGCTATGCAGATTCTTGCAGCACTAGAAAAATCAAAAGCGGATATAATTTACTTCTGTGAACATGATGTTTTGTACCATCCATCCCATTTTGACTTCACACCACCAAAAAAAGATGTCTATTATTACAACACAAATGTCTGGAGGACTCGTTCACCTGACGGACACGCATTGTATTGCGATAATTTGCAACAATTGAGTGGATTATGTGCATATCGAGAGACACTTTTGGTTCATTTTAGAAAAAGACTTCAATTGATGAAAAAGGCATATGAAAGCGTCGAACATTGTGCCTCAACTGATGATAGAGGTCAAGAATGGTTTGAAATAGAATTTAATAAATATGTTCGTGCAATGGGGTTTGAACCTGGAACACATGGACGACCTGAACGAGTTGATGATTTAAAAGCTGAAAGTTATTTTGCAGCATTTCCTAATGTCGATATCAGACATGAATCAAATCTTACCCCAAGTCGATGGAACAAAGACCAATTCAGAAATGAGCGTTTTACACAAGGTTGGAGAGAAGAAAATACAGTAGCTCCCTGGAATTGGGAAGAGGGAAAGTTCTTCGATTTCTTAAAATCTATTTAACTTCCATTGCCTTCGAGTAGTTTTCTCCTATATTCTTAATTTATGAGTGTCGTTGATACTATAGTTGCAAATTTTCTCTTCAATACATTGTTTACATCAAGGCAATCTGATTTATTGTGGCTTGCAAATACAGAAGCTGGTCGTTTTCTTCTTGGTATTAAAGATAAAGAACCAATTTGGAAACTCAGTCCAAGTGGTATTTTTTTACGTCTAGGAAGAGATAACAGACAACAATTTAATAAAGCTTTATTTTTTTCGAGTCCAAGAGTGGCTACAATATTGCTTCCACTTCTTACTAAACTTGATATTGCAAGAGAAAACAGATATCCATCATTTGGAGATATAAAAGCAGTTAATCATTATTCTGGTTTAGAATATAATAGACGTTATCCACAAATATATTTAGATACTTTTAACCCTCATTCTTCAGATGGATATATAAATGGTTTAGGAGATGCTTCATGGGCAACTGAACATGATAGGTCAAGCGGATTTACACCAACATCATCTTCATTAATGACTTTAGCAGACCATTATTCAGAAAATAATCACAATATTTATCGTTCATTTATACCTTTTAATACTGCTGGATTAGGAGATGCGATAACAATAACAAGCGTAACTTTACAATTATATGTTACATCTAAATACGAATATAATAGTGTTACTTCTCAAACAGAAGATATAGTACAAAGCACACAAGCTTCTGATACCGCTCTTGTTGCGGATGATTACGACCAAGCAGGTACGACAGTTGGAGCAGATTTAGCCCATTCATCGATAACAACAAGTCAAAATAATACATGGACATTTAATGCAACAGGAAGAGGGTGGATAAATTTAACTGGATATACAAAACTTGCAATAAGAAATTCTTTTGACACTGATAATATTGACCCAGGAGGCCCTTCTAATGGAGCTGCATTTCATTCTTCAGAAGGTGCTAACCCTCCAGTTTTAACCGTTTTATATGGAAGTCCATCTGCATCAATAAGTCCATCTGCATCTGTTTCTCCATCTGTCTCACCGAGCGCGTCAGCATCACCTAGCGCATCCGTAAGCCCATCAGTGAGTCCAAGTGCCAGCGTCAGTCCGAGCGCTTCAGTTTCACCGAGTAGTTCTGTAAGTCCAAGTGTGAGTCCATCTGCTTCAATCAGTCCTAGTGCGTCAGTCAGCCCTTCTATCAGTCCGAGCGCATCGGTCAGCCCATCAGCGAGCGTTTCACCATCAGTCAGTCCTTCCGCGAGCGTTTCACCTTCTTCAAGCATGAGTTTGTCTATTTCACCTTCAGTGAGTCCGTCAGTTAGCCCATCATCGAGCGTTAGTCCGTCTGTGTCACCGAGTTCTTCAATATCTCTGAGCGTTTCATCTTCGGCTAGCAAATCACCTTCGACAAGCGTGAGTCCTTCTATTAGCCCAAGCGCAAGCACAAGCCCGTCAGCATCGGTTAGTCCATCAGTGTCACCGTCAGCGAGTGTTTCTCCATCTTCCAGTGCAAGCGCTTCGGTTTCACCGAGCGCGTCTATTTCTCCTAGTGCGAGCATGAGTCCAAGCGTTTCACCAAGTAGTAGTGTCTCTCCTTCGGTTGGAAGTCCGTCATCATCATTGTCACCATCCTCGTCACAAAGTCCGAGCGCCAGTGTCAGCCCGTCAGGGAGCGAATCACCATCAGTCAGCCCATCAGCTAGTGTTAGCCCATCCTCGTCACAAAGTCCGAGCGTTTCACCAAGCGCGTCAATAAGTCCATCGGGTTCTGAATCTTCTTCATTATCACCAAGCGCGAGTGAAAGTCCAAGTGTGAGTCCATCGGCATCAATAAGTCCTAGCACATCATCATCACCATCACCGAGTCCTAGCGCGTCAGTGAGTGCTTCCATTTCACCGAGTGCAAGTAAATCACCATCCGCTAGCATTTCACCAAGCGCTAGCAAATCAGCGTCAACAAGTCCTTCCGCTTCGGTTAGCCCGTCAGTTAGCCCAAGTGCGTCTGTGTCACCAAGTTCTAGCATAAGCCCTTCATCGAGCGTTAGCCCGTCTGTTTCACCATCAGCATCGGTAAGTCCATCTTCGTCAATAAGCGCATCTATTTCACCGTCTGCATCAGTAAGCCCATCTGTTTCACCGAGTGCTTCAATCAGTCCTAGTGCGTCAAAAAGTCCTAGTACGAGTGAATCTCGTTCAGTTTCTCCGTCACATTCTGGAAGCAAAAGTGCATCAGTTAGCGCATCATCGTCACCGTCACCATCGGTAAGTTTATCAGTCAGCGCATCAGTGAGTCCTTCTCCAAGTCCAAGCCCTGGAGCGCCAACGATGGTTTATACACGTGAACAGAATGGTACGCTACCGAGTACCAAAGATGATTTATCAACGAGATATACAACAATCGAAGAGGGTGAAGTTTATCTAAAAGATGGACGAATGGTTGCTATCGCGGGTGCTGCATCAGCATATTTAATGCATTTATTTAAAAAAGCAAATGATAATAGAAAAGATAGGATAAAAGTTCGTATTGATTTACAGACCTCCCTTGCTCCAACATCAAGTACCGTTTATTTACAAATGTGGAATGGAAGAACAAATGCATGGGAAACAATGGATTCTAACGCGTTAAAATTAGTTAATGAGGATTTCAGTCTCTATGCTGATGTGACGGATACAGAATATTATGATTTCAGAGAAAATGCTGGAGAAGTAGCAGTACGGGTCTATCAATTGAATAACAGTGGTGTTTCAAAAACTCTTTCTATAGATTTGGTTCAAATATCATTCGTCCATACCTATCGCGCTAAATATAGTGCCACAGGGAATAGATATAAAGAAAAGTATACACCTCATAAATCAACTTATAGAGCAAAATATCCTCACAAAAATCCACAGGACGATAATAATTCTATATAACGATTGCCTTCGAGTAGTTTCATTATGTAGTCTATATTCATATGGCTGTCTATGAATTGACAAGTTTCAATGGTGGTACTTCTGACTACGAAGATAGAGGAGTAAAAGGTGCATTTAAATTTGGTGCAAACCTTGATATACGAAAAAGAAAAGATACGTTATCCTGCGGTCAGGCATTGATTGATGAAGGAGTTACATTAGAATCAGCAAGTCCTTCAATCAGCCCTAGTGCCAGTGTCAGCCCGTCATCGTCTCCTTCTCCATCACAAAGCCCTAGTCCGTCACCGAGTTCATCTGTGTCACCATCTTTGAGTTCATCTGCTTCCGTGTCACCTAGTGCCTCTACATCTGTTTCTCCGAGCGCTAGCACGTCACCATCAGCTTCAGTTTCTCCGAGCGCGAGCGCAAGCCCTTCATCATCAGCTAGTGCATCACCTTCTCCATCAGCAGGGTTAAAAACGGTATTTTCAGATTTAATAATTAAATTTGTAAAGTGTTCTGATGGATTTGTCTATGGTTTTGGTCATACTGGAAAAATATATAAACGTGATATTTATGGGTATTGGATAGAAGTGTACAATGAACAAGAAATCATAACTGGCGCTGAAGAGAAACCATCATTCAATGGTAAAAAGTATTTAGTTTGGGCTGGATTGACCACACTGCATATCAAAGAAATCCCTGGATTGGCTAATTGGAATGATGTCGATAAAGGATTAACTGATTTTCCAAAAACGAATCTTACATCAACAGATTGGCACACAATGGCACAGGTTGGTGGTGACATCATGATTGGAAATCATTCCTATCTTGCCATGCTTGCCTATGATGACTCCTATACTAATGAGGCACTTGATTTAATACCAGGAAATATCGCAAAAACGGTATTGGAAAGAGGTGGGCGAGCTGTCATTGGAACATATAAAGAGGGCGACCCAAATAAAGGAGTCAACGCAGCAATAGATTCTGAAGTTCCACTTTCTCAAGTTGGAGATGATGGAGAAATTTTCTATGCAGATTTCAATAGTTCCGTTCCAGTCAAACGATTCCCTGGTGGTGGCCATTGCAATCCAAACGGAGTGTGTAATTTTATCGAACCAGTACAATTCTTTGACTGGGAAACAACCGCATTGTCTTGGATTGATAAACAATCAGTCGGAAATTTGGCGATGTTTGGAGTATTTGATGCGGATACTGGAATGGGCGGTGTATACTCCTATGGACGAAAGGATAAAAACCATCCATTTGTTTTGAACCTTGATTATCAGCTCGATGTTGATGAAATTGGTGCTATTTGTAGCGTCAATGGAATAATGCTTGTTAGTTATCGCGATGGAACGGATTTTGGAGTAAAAGCAACTGACCCGAATACAAAAGCAACTGCAATTTATGAAGGATTGGATTTCAAAGCTCCAGTCAAAAAAGTAGACCAGATAACGAATTGGAAAATGGTCGAAGCATTCTGTGACCCACTTCCAAATGGTGCTTCAATTCAGTGTTGGTATAAAATAGACAAAACAGGAAGTTTCATTCAAGCAAAAACTGGTGAAGGAAGTACTTCCTATTCTGTGGCTAATGGCAAGAAAGCTGTATTCAGGATAGTCGCTGATGGTCAGATATATGAACCGCGTCTAGTCCTCGTTCCAACAGGCAATTCAAGTCCAGAAGTTCATAGAGTACGGACGTATTTTGCCTAATATGGAAACAGACGATTTAAAAGTTTATACTCCAACAGAAATCAATGATACTCCTTTTCCAACAGAAGGAGAGGCTACTCTTGCGACAACCCAAACAACAACTGGAGAAACATATAGTCCAAAAAGTGTAAAAGATGTTGCATTTCCAGACCCACGTATCGCAATGGATTTGGTAGGAAATTCAATCAATACTCGTTCAAAAAAGATACTCGCAGCATTCGAGTTTACTCCATCTGGAGCATTACAAATAGGAAAATATGAATTAGGTATATCGGGAGATATTCGTATCTCTCCAATCGGTATTGTTGCCAGAAATCAACTCGGAGTAAATACGCTTAGTATTGATACAGAAACAGGCGATGTGTTCCTTGTAGGAACGCTCCAGGCTGGTACAGTCATTGGAGGAAAGGTCATTGTTGGGAACAACACGTGGGTTATTGATGGAGACCCTGATTTTCCAAGATTATTGCTGTACGAAAATGATATTCCTTGTATTTTACTTGGGGAAGGTAATTAAATGGCCAAAGTATTCAAAATTGCTTTAAAAGGTTATAACGCAATAACCGATACAGACCCAGACCATTTTTCTTTATATGTAGACCAACAAACAGACTACATTCTTATCAAAGAGAAATTGGCTCGTACTGTCAGTGTCAATGGAACTGTTAATATTGCTCATGGATTAAACGGTGTTCCTTTTTGCATGGTTTTTGTTGAAACATCCAGTGGCGTTTGGAGAAAGATATTTAGTACTCCTATTGATAGTAGTGGATATTGGTTTGAGGTCAATGATACAAATTTAATTTTGTACAATACCACAGGTGTTGCCAAAACATTTGCCTATCATATTTTTTATGACAATCTTAGTGGAGCTGGAAATGATGAAATAGATACAAAAGGCAAGATTGTAGCCATAGCAAAGATTGGAAAAAATGTCTTTTCAAAAAATCCGAATGATTTTATCTTTCATTCGAAGTTGAACACATTTAAAATAATCAAAGAAGCCACCAAAACAGTCGAATTAGCTGCTTCAACAAATAATCAGTCATTTACGGAGGCGCATTTACAGAAATTTGTTCCCTTACCAGCAGCATTCGCAAAACAAAGTGGCATAGACCAAGTATTTTTGCCAAATTCTGACAATGTGGATTTATGGGGAGCAAAACTCGGTTGGACTTCAACAGGAGTACGATTTAATTATGTCGCGTGTGATGCAACGAATATTATATTCAATTTTGATAATACCGTTGCAGCAACAAAAAGCGTCAGTATACGATATTTTTTACTAGAAAAGGTGAATTGATATGGCTACATTTACAAAACGAATTGATAGTGGTGCAAATTTATTAGGGGATAAATATGTGTCTGCTAGGACTCCAAATTGGGTTGCAAATGAAAGTGGTTCATATATTGCTGTTTCGACAGAGGAGGAAATATTTCCAGGTGAATGGTATGGAGGAGTCACAAATGATAGTTTTAGATTTACAAATGTCACTATTCCACCTGGAGCAGTTATTACTTCTGCAAAAATTACATTTACTGGAAGTGGGGCTTGGGGATATTCACACGCGATTGATTATAAATTTATAGGGGTAGATGAAGATAATACTGGAGCGCAAACAACAAGTCCAATTGATGATGCTAGGACAAGAACACATACGACAGCAGAGGTGGATTGGCACGCAACAGTTGGATATGCAAATAGATATGATACAGTTGACTCTCCAGAGCTTAAAACTATTATTCAGGAGATAATAGACCGAGCTAATTGGGCTTCAGGAAATGCTTTAGGAATTTATTTATTTAATCACAGTTCAACCGTTGATGTTGCATATTTTGATTGGGATTATTATTCTAGTTATCCAAATACTGCTCCTCTTTTGACAATAACGTATGAGACTGGTTCGGCATCAGTTTCTCCTAGTGCATCAATGAGTCCTTCTCTGTCACCAAGTTCAAGCGCTTCTCCTTCTACTAGCGTCTCTCCGAGCGTTTCATCAAGCATTTCTCTCTCTCCATCTCCTTCTCCAATGCCACCAGCATTTAGAGGGTTAAAAATAGCAAAACCTGGTGTGAATGTATTGACCAATTCAGATGTAGAAAAACTCATTTTTAGTTCAGAGTATGGAACACTCAAATATCTTTCGAAACAACAAGTAAATATATCTTTTGATGCAAACGCTGGAGATATAACCGCAAAGGGTGAATATGTACACAATTTGAATAAATATTTGTTTGCGGAAGTATATGTGCGGGTATATATAGGTTCAACTCCAAGCGGAAACTATCAATACTGTCCTTTTTATGGCGCTGGTGCTACTATATTTTATAGTGCCACATTTACAATCACGCCAAATAAAATAATTGTTTATGGACAAATAAACGGTATGTCTACATCGGTTTGGCATTTTGATTTCTTAATATTTGTTTATAATAACGACCTAAAACTCTCATGAAAAATATAGATATTGCAAAAAAAGAACTTCAGGAATTTTTGAATGAGCGTGGAGCAAAATTAGGCTATAGTTTTTCTTTTCCACGATATAACATTCTTCCAGATGAAGTAAAACTCGCTCTTTTGGTATTGGGAAAACATGATATGCGCGTCATTATTGAAATAAATACAAAGGAAAAAAAACAATCCCCATCAAAGTAAGAGTTGCCTTCGAGTAGTTTCATTGTTTAATCTTGAAGCATGGATAACTTTTTGGAAATAATTCAGGCACTTCAATCAGACCTTACCATCGGTGATGAGAGTTCCTTCATGGGATTGACCACAGTAAAATTAGCTATAAATCGTGCCTATATAAATAAAGTATCTGCAATCTTCCGTTGGCCACAAACAGATGATGCAAAAGTGACTGAAACAATTGCAAATATTGGGTACTATGACTATCCAGACTATTGGAGACCAAATTCTATATGGAAACTTGTTTTAGATGGTACAGACCTTGAAGACCCGTTAGTTTTTAGAGATTTTGAATACGAAAAGAACAATAATTATCCAAATGGAAGAAGTCTCATTTGGTCAAATAAAGCGCTTCGTTATTTTATTGCTCCAACTCCTACAACAAACGGTTCTGAAAATATTGAAGTGCATGGTCAAAAAATTCCTGCTAAACTGGTAGCGGATGGTGATTTGACGATATTCACCTACAATATGCCAGAGTTGAATGAGGCAATTCTTCTTGAAGCAAAAGGCATTCTCAAAATTAAAGCAGAGGAAGAAAATAGCAGTCAATTTGCAAGCGCTGAAGCAAAACAAATTTGTGTTACCGCATGGAATAAACTGAAAGCGGAACAGGCAAAGTATGAAAAGACACTCCCATATTTCAGAGTGCCAGATTATTTTGGAAGAAATGTAAATTATAGTAAAAAAACAATAGGTAATTTTTAAATATATGGCTACAGTCATCGGAGATAAAGTAAAACTAGCAAATGGTCAGTTGGTATCACCACAACAGGGTGCTTGGTACGATGCTCAACAATATTGGGGTGGAACACTATCTGCTCCAGGTCAAATCAGTTCCAAAAGCAATCAAGTTGGCGCTGGCCAACAGGTTTCCAATGAGGTTGTTGCTCAAACAAATCCCGCAAACGTAGCATATATTCAAAAACAACAGCAAGCATATCAAGCTACGCCAGCAGCAAGTCCTTCAGCAGCCACTCCAGTAGATATGTCTGCAACAGCTTCTCCATCGGTAACTCCTGGTGGAGCTGGAATAGGTACAACGACCTCTACTCCGCTTGATTTGACTGGATTGTATAAAACATTAAATGAAAATTCAGGAGTTTCAGCATTGGAGCAAAAGCTAGCTGATGCAGCTACTTCTTATGCAGATGCACAAAGCAAAATAAATGATAATCCATTTTTATCAGAATCAAATAGAGTAGGAAGAATATCAAAACTAAGCACAGATTATCAAAATGCTGTTAAAAATGACCAGGATGCGCTCGCGATGAAGAAAGCAGATATTGAAACACAAATAAATATTGCTACAAAACAATATGATATTAACTCACAGGCTGCAAAAGACTCGTTGGATAGATTTAATAGTCTGTTAAGTTCAGGTGCTTTAGAAACAGCAAGCGGAACAGATATTGCCAATATCGCTGTCTCCACTGGATTATCAACAAGCGCCATACAATCAGCTATCAATGCAAATAAAGCAAAGAATGTCAAAACGGAAGTTGTATCCTATGATGATGGAACAAACCAGGGATATGCGGTCATCAATACACAAACGGGAGATATTATCAGTAATAATGTCATAGGAAAAAGCAAACCAAAAGCAAGTAGCGCATCTGGAGATACTACAGATTTATCACAAAAAGACCAACAAGGGTCTGTTGATTCAACGGTAAATTCCTATGTAAGTGATGAAGGGTATCAGGCAAAAATATCACCAGAAGACCTATATCTTCTTTTGATAAAATCTTTCCCTGGTGCATTTGACTATATCAAACAGAATTTTACACCAGAGAAAATAAGAGCTAAAACAACCTAATATGTATGGCAGTTGTCAATTTATTTACCGACACCGATGCACTTGGGTCTTCAAAGCAAACAAAAGTAACGAAGACTGTTAATTTGCTGCAACAAACATTCCCTGATGTTGTTCCTAAAAAAACAACACCAATAGCACAGCCTACTCCTACTACATCACCATCTGTAACGGTTTCACAACAGGAAAATAAATCTTTATTTAGCAAAATTGCTGATTATGTCACCTCAAAATTGAATAGCATTACAAAAGGCGGTATTTCTGCTGGAATTGAACGAGTAAAACAAACTCCAGTATCAGAATATTTTCTTCCTACATCAAAACAAGGTCAGCCAGCAGTCCAATATGTAAGTGATACGCTAAAATCAGCAGTTAATACTATAAAAGGTGCTGGAAAGGTATCTCCTGCATATACTCTTTATCGCGCTGTAACAGGAAATCCAGTAACTCCAAAAGAATATTTAAATGACGCATTGGAAGCATTGAATACGTTTTGGCGTGTTCAACCGATAGCGCCAACATTTGGAGCAGCTTCAAATTTAATAAAAACACTCCGTCAAAAAGCACAGGGAAAAGATGTCTCATGGGAAGATATAGTAACTGCTCCAGTGAAAGGAATTAACGAACAACCAGGAATTGGTGAAGTATTTACTGACAATGCAAAATGGGCGCAAGCAATAGACATAGCATTTATGGCCACTATGATTGCCAAACCATTTGTTTCTAAAAAATTAAATCAATTAAATATCAAGTCTACTGAAATAAATCAGATGAAATCCGTGTTAGGAGTTGAGCCGAATGCTTCAATGAAAAAAGTAGCGGAAGTATTTAAAGCGAAAATGAAAGAAATTCCAGATACATTTACCAGTAATCCAAGTCCAGAGAATATGGCATTAAGAAAAGAATTGACCAATGCATATAATATTCTCAAACGGGCAAATGTTATTGAACAGAAGTACGCAGAGGCATTTGATTTTATTCAACGTAAATTAGGAATTGACACCACAAAAGTAGAAACTTCAAAGGTAGAACCAAAACAGCTTGGAAATGGGGAGATACAACCAGAAGTCACCAAAATAACGCCAAAACAGGGAGATACATTAAGCGCAAAAATATTAAAGACTGATGAAACGGTCACTGGCACAGTTTTAAAAGTAACAGAGACAACACCAAATAATTCTGTTGCAGTAATGAGGCTTTCAGACAATAGTGTTAAAGTCGTTCCAGTCCAACATACACAATGGTCAACACCAGAACAAGCAGCCGAAGCTAAAAAAACTGTTGTTATGGATGAATATATTAAACAAAAATATCCAGGTGAACAACCAAAAACACCATCAAAAATAGCAAAAAGTATTGAACAAAAAGCCATCGAGCAGAAACTTACCAAAGGATTTGAGGGTTTAGCTGGATATGACAAGATAACTATTAAAGACCAATCACAAAAAGCATCTGCGCTTATGAAGGACTACGAAAAAGCCAGTAAGGTTATTCGTGGAATTGAGCCACTTCCTACGGGGTTACGCGGAACATCGCTTATAACCGCAGCAGAAGAATATATCAAAGAAACTGGTGATGCAAAACTTGCGTATGAGCTTGCTAATTCTCCACTGGTTTCCGAGACATCAGCAGCAGCCCAAGAGCTTCGTTTGGCAGCAGAGCGTCAACCAGATAGTCTTACGTTGAAACTACAAGAATTGAGAAAATTGCGTGAACAGGCAGTACAAAGTAAAACTGGTAAAAAAGTAAATAGAGCGATACAACTGGAAGTAGAGAAAATAAAGACGGAAACAAAATCCAAAGCGCCTAAAAAAGAAGATTGGAGTTCATTTATCAAAAGTATTGAGTGCTAGAATATAGATATGAGTACATTTTGTTTGACCAAGCAGTTTGTTGAAAAGTTTTTGAAAGCCTTAAAATCTGGTGAGGTTAATCCTGAAAAATTAGCTGAAATGTCGAGCAAAGAAAGACGGGCATATCTTGAAAAACTTGTTGGAAAAGAAAACGCTATTGAGGTCAATTCGTTGTTTGAAAGCAAAATACTTCTGAAAAATAAACAGGCTGGATATATTGCATGGGCTAAAAAGGTATCTGGCATTACACCGCAAGCAAAGCGGGATATTATTTCACGCATTGAGAAGCTACAAAATGTGTTAGACCCGAAAGAAGAGCAGAAATTTCTTGAAGATTTAGCCTCAAAACGTCTTGGTGTTGAAATAACTGAAGATGAAGCAAAAACTCTTGCTGATTTATCAAAAAAATCACAGGATTTACGGACAAAAGCTGATAAAGATGGAGTTTTCCCAAATAAAGAAGACAGACTCGCGTATGGAACTGCACAAGTAAATCTCGAAAATTTCTTTGGCGGTTTAAAACTTCAGTCAAAACACATTTCATTTAAAGAACAGCCAGTTAAAAAGATTTTAGAATTAGTCTCTGAAGTTCCTGGCACAATGAAATCTATCGTTGCTTCTTTGGACAACTCATTTTTTGGACGACAAGGAGTAAAAACTCTCTATACTCATCCAACTGTTTGGGTCAAAAGTTTTATCAATTCATGGAAAGATATAGCAAAACAATCGCTTGCTAAAGGAAAATGGTATACATCGGGTGATGATGCGGTCATGAATGCAATCAAAGCAGATATATATTCACGTCCGAATGCATTAAACGGAAAATATAATGCTGGAGGCTATGGTTTGAGCGTTTTATCCGAGGAAGCATATCCATCATCACTTCCAGAACGTATACCAGTGCTTGGAAGGCTATTTAAAGCCTCTGAAGTGGCCTACAACGGTGCAGCGTTACGAATGCGGGCTGACTTAGCGGATATGTTTATATCCAAGATGGAAAAAATGGGTGTAAATACCCTAAAAACTGATGAAGCGGTGGGTATGGGTCATCTTATCAGTTCTCTTACAGGTCGTGGAAATATTGCAATGACCGCAGAACAATCGGCAGCAGCAAATAAATTGTTTTTCTCCATTAAATTTTTAAAAGGAAATTTTGACATTCTTACCGCACATCTTTTTGACGCGAAAGTAAGTAAAGAAGTGAAAAAAGAGGCTGCATTAAATCTTGCAAAGATTGTCGCTAGTGTCGCTGGAATATTAACCATAGCAAAAATATTTGATAAAAATAGTGTTGATGAAGACCCAAGAAGCACAAATTTCGGTAAAATAAAGCTATTTGGTCATTGGACGGATATAACAGGGGGTATGGGTTCATTAGTGACTCTTGCATCACGATTGACACCAACATACCATGATGGAGAATTAGGATTTTGGTCAAAGAGTAGTACAGGAAATTATACAAATCTTGGAACAAAATATGGACTCGCTACACCTCTTGATGTACTAGAAGGTTTTTTTGAAGGAAAACTATCTCCGAGTGCGGGAATATTGCGGGATATTTGGACAAGAAAAACATATTCAGGTGAGCCAGTAACCCTTCAAACAGAATTATTTAAACAGACTCCCCTATCCATCAATACATTTAATCAATTGATGAAAGACCCATCCTCTTCATTTATTGTTGGTTCTATGATTCTTGACGGTCTTGGATTTTCAGTAAGCTCCACAGTAGCTCCAAATTCACTTAGCAACTTTATTCCAGAGGGTCAAAAGATAACAAATGACAGTCTTATTAAATCAATCAGTATCTATGCAGAAGCAATCGGAACTGACCCAGAGACAGCATTTAATCGTATATTCACAGGTCAAAAGATTCGAAGAGTGGACAATGGAACGGTTATTGTCGAACGTATGCCCGTAGGAGAGTCACAGGCGGTCAAAAAGAAGAATAATGCTAATAATCCACAAATGAAGCTTGACCATACCATTCCTCTTGAATTAGGTGGTTCAAATGATGAGAAGAATCTAAAAATTGTTACAACTTCTCAATGGTCTAGTTATACACCAGTTGAGAACGCACTTGCAAAAGCACTCAAAGCAAAAAAAATCAGTAAAAAGAATGCACAGACCCTCATTGTTCAATTTAAACAGGGAAGCATTTCAAAAGACGATGTTTTAAACAAGATTAAATAACATGGAATATCTAGAACAAATATCTAAACAGGGTCTTGGCTATCTGCTTTTTGCAGCTTCCTTGTTTGTGATATTTTTTCTTTACAAAGAAAATCAGAAATTGAATAATGAGAAGGTAGACTTAGCCAACAAAAGAGTTGAGGATTTACAGGAAGCGCGTGATGCTTATACATTATTATCAAATGCAGCATCAAAAACAGCAGAAAATACTTTAACGATTGTTCAAAACATTCAACAACTGCTTACAAATTGGAGAAAAACATGAATACGTTCATAGGATTTATCCGTAGTTTCATGGGAAGAAGCTATAAAAATGAAAAGCAACTTCAAAAAAAAGAGGTTGAGGCTACTGCTATAAAAACTGGAATGAATAAAGATATTACTCGAATTAAACGAAAAGTGGATAAATTGAATAGGACTACTCATGATAAATTAAATCAAATAAGTATAGAATTAGAAACTGTTACTTACCATATTGCAATAGCAACAGGTGGAAAAAAAAGAGGTTTAAAATGACTAATTTACAACTTGAAATCAATGAAGCATCTGTTATTATAAACGTAGTGATACGTGTTATTACTGCGGTTGTTTTTCTTGCATTTCTTATACCACTTTATATAAAAGAAGCGAAAGTAAAGAATGGCCTTCGCATTCTTCGGTTTGAATTACTTTTTACTGGAATAATTATTTTTCTTGTCAATTCATTCGGTATGGCAGTTATTCTATTGCGTTTTTTTGGGTTTGATACATCAATAACAACAGAATTTATGACTTATTTCAATTCCATTGCTTTATTACTTTTTGCACTGGTTAAATCAATAGTATATACACAAAAATATACTCCTGAAAATAAAAAACTGCATGAAAAATTTGAAAAGATAGAAAGAAAAGCTCTCAAAGATACTCAAAACTTGAAAACCAACAAGTAAGTTGCTAAACTGGATATATGATATTAGGAAATGATGTAGCAAACTGGCAAGGTGACATCAATTATGATGTCTATAAGAACAATTCAAACTTCATATTGTTCAAATCCACAGAGGGTGTTGGGTATGTAGACCCAAAATTCAAACGCAATCAGTCAGAAGCTCGTAGAGTAAAACTTCTTTTGGGATATTATCATTTTGCTAGACCTGATTTAGGAAATTCTGGAGTACAGGAAGCAGATTGGTTTTTATCTGCCCTTGGAGAGATTAAAGACGGTGAAATGCTTACGTTAGATTATGAACCTTCGTGGAGTGGTGATGCTGTTACCTGGTGCAAAAGGTTTCTTGATAGAGTGCAAGAAAAAACTGGTGTAAAGCCTCTTATTTATTTAAATCAATCACAGGTTAAAAATTATGACTGGAAACCAATTGTAGATGCTGGATATGGCCTATGGATTGCTTCATATACTGGAAATCCAAACGATAATACCGCAGAAATAGGAGCGTGGAAATTTGCAGCAATGCAACAGTGGACAAGTCTTCAAACCGTTCCTGGTATTCCTTCACCATCTGTGGATGGAGATGTTTTCTTTGGAAGTGAGGATGCATTTAAAAAATATGGATATAAACGACCACCTTCTTCGTCTGTGTCACCGTCACCATCTAGTTCTTCATCATCGTCTCCTTCTCCAAGTGAGTCACCATCTCCTAGTAGGTCAGCAAGTCCTTCGATGTCACCAAGTCCTAGTCAGACATCAGATGAGTCAAAAATTGTACGATTGACCACAATAATAAATAGTAAGTGGACATGGATTGGTTCAAAGGGTTGGAAAGTAAGACTTCAACAACTCAAAGATATTTTATATGGGTAAAAAATTATTAGTTCTTCAGAAAGAATTGTCTGAATCCAAAGAACGAGAAAAGCATTTAAAAACAAGGATTCATCTTTGGATGGACAAGGCACGGGAAGAACGGAGAATGCTAAAAGTTTTGATATTACAATATGAAATGGTGAATACACATTTGAGAAAGACAATAAAATATTATCGCGAAAATTCTATAAAATTGTTTTTACTCTTTTTATATAAAAAATATGAAAACTGGAAGGAAGGGAGGCGAGTAAAATGATAGATATATCACAATTACCATCTGTTGGACTATTTTCTTTTGGCGCAGTATGGATTATTGATTATGTTGCTAAAAAATATTTTCGAAAGACTCTTGATACGACAACGAAATTAATTCTTATGGGAGTTATTGCTTTTGGTGTTGGCTATGTGCCAGCAGAACTAGCAAATGAATTGGCCAATAGAATTAAAGTGGCTATAGAAATCGCTGTTTCATTTACTGGATTTTATCAGGGCGGTAAAAAGATAGCGGAAAGTGTTTCAAAATAACATATCCACATTTTTTTGAAAATAACAAATTTTAGCTTCAAAAAAATACTATAGTCCTTTTTATGAATTGTGGAAAACTATCTATAGGCCATGCGACATCTCCTTCCAAGAAAAGCGTATCTTGATAGATTGGCTGGTACGGTTGTTCGCGCTCGTGGCCATTGTCAAAACCCGCACTGTATTCACCATATAGACGATTTCAACCCGCTTGTATGGTCACATATCATCCCACGTGGCATTCTACATCTCCGTTGGCTTATTGAAAACGCATTGTGTCTTTGTTTGGAATGCGAAAAATATTTTACTATTCATCCAAGAGAACAACGGGAACTCTTTATTTCTATCATAGGAGAAGAAAAGTATTGGGATTTGAAACGGAGACAGAACATCCATGAATTTATTGATTATGGAAAAATTGCATATACATTAAACAAGATTATCAAAATTCAGAAGCTAAAAGTCACATATTAACCAATGTTTGTATTTTGTTCGAACAGTGTACGAAGAAAGTACGACATAGATAAGAATAGAATAGATAAGAATAGATTATATATTGGCAAGCCCAAAAATTTAAACGTGATATAATACCATTACGGGGATGCATTGATTCGACAGATATGGAATCTTGAAAACTCGTTGTAGGACAGCAACCTTAATAGCTAAAAAGCTAAATGTCAAAGCTATAATTGACTCTCTTGCAAATATCTGGCGACAGATTGAGCGAGCCTTCACACCTTCCGTCAGTTTAGCGTTTGTGTGAGGGTAAACAAATAAACTCGTTTCTTGCTTCGTAAAAACAAGTGGCGTTCGTTAGAATCGGGGATATGCAACGTAAACTTTTCAAGAGGATATGTTTGGACAAGGTTCACAACCTTCATCTCCACTAGACATCAAGTAGTTGGTGTGATATAATATAAAATATGAAGTCTTTGAAAGAGAGATTTTGGAGATTTGTTAAAAAAACTGATACTTGTTGGGAATGGATAGGAAGAAAAAATAGGTTTGGATATGGACTTATTGGAAATAGATATAAAGACGTAAAAGCACATAGGATTTCATATAAAATATATATAGGAAAAATACCAGAAGGAATGTTAGTAATTCATTCTTGCGATAATCCAAGTTGTGTGAATCCAGAACATCTAAGACTTGGAACTCAAAAAGAGAATATACGAGACATGGTTAAAAAAAAGAGACATTCATTCGGAGAAAAAAATGGACAGGCAAAATTAACCAATGCAGAAGTAAGGAAAATAAGATTTTTATTTAGAACAAATAATTATTATGGATATCAAAGGATTTTAGCAAAAAGATTTTCTATTTCACCAACAACAATTTGTGAGATAGTTCACAATAAAAAACATAAAATAATATGAAAAAAAAACCAATGACTATACAGGAATTTGCAAGACTTGGTGGCACGGCCACTTTGAAAACTCATGGAAAAGACTATTTTAAACGTATTTCTGCATTAGGTGTTGCTGCAAGAAAAAATAAGCAAACTTCTGAAACTCCTCAAAATTGAAGCTATTTTCCCCTATTGACAAACCAACAAGTTGGTTGTATAGTACGGTTATTATGACAAAAAAACAACTGACCATTCAACAAAAAAAGGCAATCAAAGAATTATTTGAAACAGTTTATCTATGGGGAAGAGCTGGACTTAAAGTAGACCAAAAATCAGAAACATATCAAAGTATTATTGGAGAAATTCTTGGAAACAAATGTAACGGTACACATAAAGTTGGAGCGAGTTATTTTAGATGCTATATTGTCGGATGCAAACACAAACATTTACTTTTTTAACTATGATTCAAAACTACGACCAAACAATTGAACGAATGTATCATCCAGAGAACTTCGAATCACAAGAAGAAGTTGATGAAGAAGGAAATTGTTTAAAGTGCGGAGAACAAATTTGTGTATGTGACCAATTGGAAGAAGTAACGAAAGGAGTAAATTCTTATGATAGACCTAGAAGCAATTAAATCAAACGGAAAGACATATAAACTCAATATCGGTGAACTTGTACGATTTGAGACAGACATTTCTCATTATTATTTCCTCAATGGAGAGTTTCTTCCAGGGGTAACATCAATTCTTGGTGAAGCAGCTCCTACTCCATACGGTTTAAAACTATTTTGGCAACAGAATACAAAAGAAGAAGCAGATGCACTATTTAATCAGGCGGGAGATTTTGGTTCAAAGATGCATGATGCGTTTGAACGACTCTTGCTCGCGCAGGAATTAAATCTATTGACTGACTATCCTACAAAGAAAGAAAAGGATTGTCTCATGGCATTCAAAGATTGGTTTTCTTATTACAAACCAACAGAATTTGATGCAGAACAACCAATTGCTTCAGCAAAATATAAATATGCAGGAACACTTGATTTTGTTGGCATGATAAACGGTCAACGCTGGCTTATTGATTTTAAAACGTCAAATGCTATCCACTTCTCTCATCAGTTACAAATTCTGGCGTACCAGGTTGCCTATGAAGAGTCTTATGGTAAGAAAATAGATAGAGTGGCCATTGCAAGGTTCGGAACAACACACAAGGGAACTGGCGACCCCAAAGAGGGAAAACTAAAGGAGACTGGCAAAGGATGGGAGTTCCGAGAGGTTACAGAATACAAAATTGAGGATTTTATGAACATTTACAAGACGTATTTGACATTACATGGTGGACAGATACCCGTTCCTCCAGAGATTGCAGTCTATCCAGAAACACTAAAACTTATTGAGGAGATAAAAGTATGACCATAGATGACCTAAAAGACAATATCGGATGCTTTGGAGTTGGAATACTTGTTATATTAATTTCAGTTTTATGTGTGTATGGAATTGTCAAAAGAAATGAATGGTTAAATTTACATTGCCAAAAAATTGGTCAAGTGGCGGGTAGTAATGGAATTTCTACTACATTTGACGGTGATGGAAATATGCATTTTGGAACAGTATATATACCTGGAAAAAATGGATATAAATGTGATGATGGCCTTACTTATTGGGAGTAAATTATGAGAGAAATCAAGTTCAGAGCGTGGGATAAAAAAAGAAAAAGAATGTATCAGGTGAATGACATTGATGGACTTATACAAAATACATGGGTCTGTCCAAAAGGCAGTGATGATGGAAATTGGGAAGACGAAGTTGAATTGATGCAATACATAGGTCTAAAAGATAAAAACGGGAAAGAAATATACGAGGGGGATATTTTGAAATTGGATAGCTGGGCTGGATTGCAAAAGGTTGATTTTATTGATGGTGCTTTTTGTCTTATGTCAGCAAGAGGAAATAATGGGTACTCATCAGATATTCACTATATTCATCATGCAGGAATACCACAAGCTACCGTAATGGGTAACATATACGAAAACCCTGAATTTTTGAAAGGATAATATGCACAAAATTGATTACACAAACTATAAAAAACCAACTGACTTCACTCATTTTGAGCAAGGAGACACCATACTTCGCATCATCAGCTCTGGTGGTATGGTAAAGAAACATGGCATGAAAACCGCATCAGGATATATTCCTCTTGGCGATTGTACCGAGACTCCAGACTGCGAACAATGTTTAAAAGGAAACGAACCGAAATTGAAATGGATTTGGATTGCCTATATTCGAAAGACGAAAGAAGTAAAAATTCTTGATGTTGGCGCGATGATTGGTGATGCTATCTGTAAAATGGCACAGGAACATAAAAAAGACCCACAGGAATTTGATGTAGTTATCAATCGCGCTGGTCTTGGATTAAGGACAAAATATAAAGTCTCGTATTTGGAAGGAACAAAATTGACAGAGGATGAAATTAAACAAACAACGCATCCAAAACAATTTCTTATAAAAAAATATTTTACTAACAAAACATGAAATCTATATCTACTCCCGCAATTATCGAAGGCATCCGTTCACGAAAGGATAGAAGTCTTGGTGTGACGTTTACGACCCCAGAGCTTCCAGTGCAGGAAAAGGCATTGTTTATGGAGTTGCAAGGCATCAATGTCAACATGGTTATTACTCCACTTGACGAAAAAGATGTAGAAGAATATAAAATTGAGTCTGATATTGACCAAAAAAGCCCATCGCAACGAATGAGAAGTGTACTATTCATTCTTTGGAAACAGGATAATGAAAGTCTTGATTTCAATGATTACTATAGAAAACATATGGAGAAGTTAATTGACTTTTTGAAGGCTAAAATCAAGGAATAATTGCCTATTGACATATAACCAACAAGTTGGTAGAATATATTTATATGAAAAAGATATTTTTTGTTTCAATGATAATTTTCACAATGATTTTATTCTGGAAGTGGAGAGAACCAGACATGAAAGAATATAATCGTCATGTGTGCGCGGTATATGGATATGAAGAAGATTGTAAAACACCGTTACCAGAAGAACGGAGACTAAAATGAAACTTGATTTTTTTGATATATGTTTTTGGATATGGGTAGTTAGTTGGTTTAGTGCAATTTGGATTAAACAAATTTCTTACGAGTTATTTTTAACAGGACTATTCGCATTTTTTTTAGCACTGTTTAATGTTGGAGAGAAAACACATGAAACAAAAAAATAAAGTAGTGCGTTTTTTTATCAACTTTTTATTGATAATTCTTGTATTTGTTATCATTACAACAAAATGGGTATGAAAATTATAATCTCTTTAATCATCGGAATCATTATTGGCGCATTGGCGATATCACTTATCGCTACGCAGCCACAGTATCCACAAACAGATACAATTCACTATCAACCAGACACATATAATCAGATTTTATTGAGAAATTGTTTGTCTAAACTAAAGTAACATGGAGAATTTTATTCTTATATCCGCAGATAAGACTTCAGATAACAAATTTCATGCAGACGTAGTAACCAAAGGG